AGGCCCTCCATATCATGCTGCCGGAAACAAACAGGTATTACGAGATATGAAACCCAGCGAGTTTCTTGAGACGGCGGCGGCTCTGGTGAGCGGAGACAGAGCGGAGCAGTACGGAGACTACAGAGATATGCATCAAAGGGCGGCGGACTTGTGGTCCGCGTACCTAGAAACAGACATATCAGCGGAACAGGTTGCCTTCTGCATGGCCTTGCTGAAGGTGGCTCGAAACGAAAAGGGCAAGATAAAATCGGACAACGGTGTAGATGCTTCGGCGTACACCGCTTTGTGGGCGGGGATAATGGAAAATAAAGATGCGTGAGGACTTGTTTGACGAGAAGGTCTGGTTTCCGCCGGAACACCTACCGGACCTGTCTGGCGAGAAAATTATTGCCATAGACACTGAAACAAAGGATCCGCATTTAAGAGACTTGGGGCCAGGGTGGGTTAGAAACGATGGAGACCTTATAGGGATTTCTGTCGCCACCTCTGAGTGGAGCGCCTACTTGCCGATTGCCCACGAGGGTGGGGGAAACATGGCAAAGGATCTCGTACTCAGGTGGCTCCAAGACCAATTAGACCACGGCATGTCCGTGGTGTTTCACAATGCACAGTATGACTTAGGGTGGCTGTTATCGGAAGGTATTACGGTTAAGGGTCGTATTCTGGACACAATGATTGCGGCGCCCCTGCTTGATGAGAACAGGTTCAGTTATTCTCTTAACGCTCTGGGGTCCACGTACCTTGGAGAGCGCAAAGCGGAGGAGGATCTCCGAAGAGCGGCAGACCAGCACGGCGTAGATGCCAAGGCGGAAATGTGGAAGCTACCAGCCGAAAGGGTGGCGGCGTATGCGGAGATGGACGCAACGCTGACGCTCAAGCTTTGGCATGTTCTGCACCAGAAGCTGGTTGAGGATGATTGCGAAGAAATCTTGAAGACAGAACTGGCGCTTCTGCCTATGATATTTGAGATGAAACGTCGCGGTGTTCGTGTTGACGTAGACAAAGCAGAGCAAACCAAGGAGTTTCTACAAAAGAAAGAGGACAAGCTGTTAAAGGAGGTTAAGGATGAAACAGATGTTTACCTCGAACCTTGGAACGCCAAAAGCTTGGCAATGGTTTTTGACAACCTTGGCCTCACGTATGAGCGAACAGCGAAGTCAGACGCGCCCAGCTTTACAAAGCACTTCCTTAAAACCCACGAACACCCCATCGCCAAGAAGATTCTGGAGATTCGTGAATACAACAAAGCGAATACCACTTTTGTTGATACGATTCTCAATCATCAGCACAATGGCCGTATCCACTGTCAGTTTAACCAGTTGCGCTCTGACGAAGGTGGAACTGTGTCAGGACGATTCTCATCAAGCAATCCGAATTTGCAGCAAGTTCCGTCCCGCCACCCAGAAATAAAGTCCTTGGTCCGTGGCCTGTTTATACCGGAAGAGGGATGCCGGTGGGGCAGCTTTGATTACAGCGCCCAAGAGCCACGGTGGATGATGCATTACGCCTCGTTAGCGCCAGCCACAAGGGACAACGAGAAGGTCAAGGAGATCGCTGATCAGTATCAGAACGATGATCTGGACTTCCATCAGATTGTTGCGGACATGGCCGGCGTCAGCCGCACTCACGCCAAGACAATCAACTTAGGCATCATGTACGGCATGGGCATTGGCAAGCTGGCGGCGACCTTGGGCGATATACCGTTTGAAGAAGCCAAGCTTCTCCGCAACGAGTATGACGAGAAGGTGCCGTTTATTCGGGCCCTTGCCTCATCAGTCATGGATGCTGCGTCCAAGCGGTGCGAAGTGCGTACGCTGTTGGGTCGCAAGTGCCGATTCCCTATGCGGGAACTGAAAGGCTACTCCAAGGAGTACAAGAAGCCGATCCACGTGGACCGCCTCGAAGAGAGGTGGCGCGATGTTCTGGACACGCCGGTCGAAGAGCGCGACAACAATTGGGCAAGCCTGAATCCGGAGCGGTATCAGGTGGCGTTCGTGTACAAGGCGCTAAACAGGCTGATACAGGCGTCGGCGGCGGATCAAACCAAGTTCGCGATGAAGGACTGCATGGACCATGGACACTGGCCCATGCTCACGGTTCATGACGAGCTCTGCTTCTCAATAGAGAGCGATGAACAGGTGGCCGAGATCAAGGGTTTGATGGAGAACTGTGCGCCGGGTTTGACCATACCGTCCAAGGTCGATGTGGGGTTGGGCGATAATTGGGGGTCAGCTAAATAACCTAAAAGTTGAATTTCCCTCGAACTCCGAATGATGTGTCCTTGGGCCGTTCCTCATTTATGTTTTGAGAGCCGTATAAGGAAACGTTTCCTCCGCTTAGTACGTTGCCCATGGGAATGTCTACGGATCCAGAGAAAGACCTGTCGGACCTGTTGGGCTCAAAATACTGACCCGTGACGGTTGGGGCGTTGTCTCCGAACATTCCGCGTAGAATCTGTCCTTGGGCACCTATGCCACGGCTCCTATCAGAATTCGTAAAAGTGTTCCCTAGTACGTTTTGAAACGTGGACTCACTCCGGCCATAATTGACGTTTGCAGATTTAGGCCGAAGCACTTTGTCCATGAAGTCGGGGACTACGCCGTCAGGAAACATGGCGCGTATTCCAACATTGTAGCTGGTGGATTTTTGTTCCTGATTCTTGAGGCGGAAATACTCTATAGCCTCTTGAGGAATGCCCATAGCCTGGGGAGTTACTTCGGCGGTAGATCTATCGTAGTTTCCCGTGACGCTTACACTGTCGCCTAATGGGATACCCCGGTCGGGAGTGCGTAAATAAAATTTGCTTGTCTCTGCGCCGCCTTGTCGATTAGCGGAATACCCGCCTAGTTGCAAGATACCGCCCTGTGCAAATTCGTGACCACCCATTTCCTCACCCGGAGACCCGCCGCCCATACCCATCGCATCGGCGGTTGCTGCTGCCTGCGCTTCTGCCTGCGCTTGTGCCGCTGCTTCAACGTCCGCCTCCATGCCCAGCACAGCTTCGGCGTTGGGGTCAACGGCTTGTCCGTAAGCATTAATTCCTAAATCCGTTGGTCCTCCTGTCGTGGTGCCATACCCAGCAACTTGCCCACTGCTTATGCCAGACCCTGTTTGCTCACCAACGCCAAACGCCGTTCCGGTCGAAGGTCCAAAAGCACTTCCGATTGCGTTTGCAACCGTTCCAATGCCGGGGACTCCGGTTAACGCTGTGAGGCCAAGCCCTAGAGCCACATCGGCTGCACTGACATTAACATCTCCAAGCGGGGTTTCGATATTAACGTTTGGATTAAGGCCACTAAGAGCAGACCCAACGGTATTGCTAAACTCTGAAAGTCCCGGGAGCCCTGAGATTCCAGATCCGGAACTGACGGCCTCGCCGCCAAAAGTGTCTTCGCCTTCTTCATTCTGTAAAGCCTTGTCCGGCGTGTAGGGTTGTAGTGCTGGGGGTTGCGTAAAATTGTATATTGGGGGGGCGTTGTAATAAGCCATAACCTATTCGCCCAAGGCGCTCCATGTCTTACCGTCGAACACGCGTGCGGATTGACGGTTATCTCTGGCAATCGTGTAGCTGCAATGCACCCAGCCGGAGTCAGGAACGCCTTCCTTGTAAAACTCCAGTATGAGCTGGTCGAACTCACAGTTGTCTTTGACCCATAGTGCGACTTCCTTGTTCGGGATACCCGGCACTTCAAAGTCTACAGCCTCGCCTTTTACATGCTGCGAGTTGTCGGACGATCCAATCTCTCGATTAAGATAAAGGTCACGAAAGCCACTGTTAGGCGCAAACGGAATACCGTAATGGTTGCGGACAGGCTCAAGGATCTGGTCACAGACCATGATCAAGTTCTCTACTTCCGTGGACCCTGGTTCGTTGGTAATGCCCAACCGTTCAGCCGTAGACGACTTGGTAAGCTCACTCAGGGTAAAGTGGTCGGAGAGTTGCATTATTGATTTGCTCCAATGCCCAAGAGTTTATTCTTCTCTACCCGCCGTAATGGATTCATCTGTTGAGCCGCTGCCGCCGCATCAGGAATTTGTTGCCTAATGTCTTGGACAACGGGTCTAGCAGCATCAATTGCTCCAGAAACAGCTTCTCCTACCGCTCTTCTGTCATCCGAATCAACTGCTCCGGAAGAATATGTTGAGGATATCAACCGAAGCTCTTTTCCGATAACATCATTTACTCGGCGCCTAAACACGCTCAAATTACCAAGCTGCTTCTTTGCCTCTGCCGCAGCCTGCTGTCGAGTTAATGTCACGCCATCTGCCTTGGCCTTGGCCATGAGATCATCAGCCAAAGCTCTTATGCCCTTCTTCAGTTCTCCGGCCCTGATGTTTGGACGCGTCAGCAAATTAAGAAATCTTTTGTTTCGCAATATCCTAGAACTGAGGAATATACCAGCAACGGAAGGAATCGTTGCCGCAGGGTTGGCGATCAAAGCAACACCCAAACCGGCGACATACGTGGGGGCGGCTAGACCACCTTTGCCCTTGAGTGCCTGATCACCAACTGGAATCTTGGTGAGCTTCACCAAGTCTCGAACAACATCCTGCCCAAGAACCTTCGACAAAGAACCTCTTTGATTAAGGTTGGTGATGGACGCTGCCATGGCATCTCTCCAAGCACCGGAGGCCACAGCTTCCTCTGTAATCCCTTTTGGAAACGCTTCTCGGATAATCCGAGACATCATGGCGTCCTTCAGTCCAAAGGGCTCGTCTAAGTTATACGAAGGGACTTTGTTGATAAGCTCGTCTACAAGCTTTGGATCTTTTACTGCCGCTTGAACCAGCGCATCGGCATCGTCTATTCGCCCAGTTTTCACAGCGTTAAACAATGCGCTAGAGCTTTGCGCCTGCGCTTCGGCCACATCCGCCTGCAAACTTTGCACAATGTTACGCATGTTTGGGTTTG